ATGTAGCATTAGTCATACTGATTGGCATTTGTCTGATAAATGGAAGAGACCATATTGGCCCCTAGTTGAAAATGAAATAAATAGTCATATAGAAAAAATAGCCGTGTTATTTGATATTCGATCCTGTGTAGTTGATAATTATTGGGTACAACAGTATGAAGATAATGATTTTCATGATTGGCACACTCACGGAAATTGTACGTTTGCGTCTGTCTATTATTTAGAATTACCTAATAGTACACAAACAAGTTTTAAATTTATGGGTCAGGAATTTACAGTAGATTGCGCCGAGGGAGACATTATAACTTTCCCAAGTTATTTAACCCATTGTTCTAAAGAAAATAAATCAAACAAAAGAAAGTCTGTAATTGCATTTAATTTTTCTTTTTTGGAGTCATAAACGGAGATAAAAATGAAAACAGTAATTGAGGCGCATAGGGTAGATGGAGTAAAAGTTTGTCGCTCAGAAGAAGTCCATGTTTGTTCTGCCTGTGGGTATGACTTGGATGAGGCTGAGTTGGCGGCTGATACTTGCTCAGATTGTGGTGCACCTTTAAAATTAAGAAAGTCCGTATCGGTCTGGGCTACTTCCGTGCCTAAAGCAGGCGCTAAGACTTGGGGACAGTAAGTGATTGTCGTTATTGACAATGTTTTTACACAACAAGAATGTGACTATTTAATATCATTGTATGCGGAGCACGAAGGCAAGGCTCATGAGTGGAATGGGACAAAACCTTTAAATTTTAAGTTTATCACCAAAGAATTAAGTTTTGTTTTTATAGAAAAAATACAGTCTGCGGTTAATAGTGTTTTTAAAGAAGTTGAATATGATTGGGGTGAAATAGTAAAGTGGAATACTTTTGTTGGACAAGGTTTTCATTTAGATACGTCTAGCGAAGAAACAACTTTGACATCTATTACGTACCTAAATAATAATTTTTCTGGTGGTAGGACTGTTTTTAATGACGGAACAACAATTTGTCCAATGGTAGGAAGAACATTAGTTTTTAACGGTAAACAGTATTACCACGGTGTTGAGCAGGTATCAGAAGGTATTCGTTGGACTGTACCTATTTGGTACAAAAATAAAGTTATATAAGGGCAGGGGAATGAATTTTGTCAGACATCGATCCAATACTCACTGCGGCAAAGGGTGCCACGCAAGGCATAAAGTCGGCTATTCAGTCGGGCAAGGAGTTGTCGTCTGCGGTAGATGATATTCAGCGTCTAGGTGTAGCCGAGTTACAAGCCAAGCAGGCGTTTAAACAAAGGCAGCGGGTTGTTACAGGAGACACCACAATCATGACCGCCTTCGCTGAATGGCGCAGATTAAAGCAAATTAAAGAAGCAGAAAACGAATTAAAGGATAGTTTAATTGAGCGGTACGGCAAAGAAGTAGCCGAGAAGGAATGGATTGAGATTCTGGCAATTAAAGAGCGCCAGATAAAAGAGGTAAAAGAAGGCAAGGACGAGTTTGGTAGGGATCTGGCTAAATTAAGACTTTTAAAGGTCTGGTGCTTCACCATAGCGTTCTTCATGGTAACTGTTTATTACATTGCTAAGGGACATCTGTAATGACCACCATTGCCGCTAAGTTTTCTACGGGAGAAATTGCCGCAGATAGCATGGTAAGCGGCGATGATAGTTTTTATTTGGTAGAGAAGTTGCGGCAGGGCAAGGATTGTATTTACGGTGCCTGTGGCGATTGGGACAAGATCCTAAAGTTCTATCAGGTAATGGAGGCCGGGGGTGACTTGGATTCCGATACCGAGGTTACGGTACTTTCTTTAAAGCACGACGGTTTGTGGATATATGAGAGTTCGATTATTCCGGCAAGAATTAAGAATGATTTTTGGAGTATAGGGACAGGAGCCAACTTTGCCATAGCGGCGATGCATTTTGGGGCTTCTCCGAAGGAGGCGGTTGAGGTTGCTTGTTTGTACGACTCAAGTTCTCATGGCCCTATTGATGAAATAAAACTACCAAGGAAGCCCCGTGGCGTTAAGAAAAGTATCTGACGAAGAAATAATCTCTGCGATGAAGAGGTTTGGCAGCACCCAAAAGGCCGCTGAACACGTTGGTATGTCTGTTCGGGCTTTAGCAGGGCGTAAGGCAAAGATTCAGATGCTACAAGGAATTGCTTTACCTGCTTACTCTGCGTCACAAAAAATTCATCAAACCACTTACATACCTGAAGATCGCCGCATTTTAGAACATAAGGTTGATAACGGTATGGTGTTTATTGGATCAGACGCACATTACTGGCCTGATCAGATCACGGTAGCCCACAAGGCATTTGTGTCCCTAATAAAAGAATACAAGCCCAAGACAGTCATCATGAACGGTGACGTGGTGGATGGCGCTAGGATTTCACGGCACGAGCCTTTGATGGGAACTAACCCGCCCACACCAAAGAAAGAGATTGAGGCTTGCAGGGATCGTCTTGATGAGGTGCGTAACGCCACAAAGAATGCTGTGTTCCTGTGGACGATAGGTAATCACGACGCTCGTTTGCATCGGTACATCGCAGTTAATGCTCCTGAGATAGGAGATATGATGTCTTTGTGGGATTACTTCCCCGGCTGGCATCATGGCTGGCGAATTGATATTAACGGATCGGTTGTTGTCAAGCATCGATACCATAATGGTGTGCACAGCACTTGGAACAATGCCCTGAAATCGGGGCGCTCGATAGTGACCGGTCACTTACATCAGTTAAAAACGACCCCCTTTAGTGATTATGACGGGCGTCGCTGGGGGGTAGACGCCGGGACGCTGGCAGAACCTTATGGTGAGCAATTTGTATATACAGAAATGAACCCGGTTAATTGGTGTTCGGGATTTGCTGTATTGACGTTTGAGAATGGGAAATTATTGCCGCCTGAACTTTGTGAAGTTATTGACGGGGTGGCTTACTTCCGTGGACAGAGAGTTTAAACGATGAGTCCTTGGCTAATCATTTTGGTGGGATGTATTTACGCCTATATAGGATTTGAACAATCAACAAAAGGAAATTTTGCTATGGCTATTGTTTTTGCTGGATATGCCTTTAGCAATGTCGGTCTGTATCTAGCAACAAAAGGGTAATTAGGAATGGCTGAGAAACTAAACGCTAACGACACGCTGTCTAAAGTGCTGGCGTATGTTGACTCGCCGTTTAAACTCTTTGCCCTGATCCTCATGGCGGTGCTGGCCTTCGGTGGCTGGATGCTGTACGACAATAAAGACCTGATCGTAGGCACCTATAAAGAGCACCAGAAGTTGCCGGACATTGTAGATGACCGGGTTGAGGATGCTGTAGCCCACCTATTTAAGACCACGGGGGCGACTACCGTGGCAGTGTTTAAGGTAAACCCCCTGCTCGGAACCCGGGTGCAGTATCGGGCGTATACCAAAGAGGGTAGGGACAAGACCAATGACGGGCTGGACGTAGGACTCTTTACCGCCAACCAAGCCAACAATCAGGACGTAGTGGCGCTCATGGCAGGAACTATTCCTTGTGGGGAATATAAGGCGGCACAATCAGAGATTGGCCTTTGGTACATCGAGAAGGGTATGCGGTTCGGGTGTAGGATTAGTGTCCCGCCTGAGCCGAGTCGGTTTGTAGGGCAGATTACTGTGGGCTGGGCAACCCCTCCCGCTGATTTAGATCAGACCAAGGCGATGCTTAATATCGCCGCAACCATGCTTTCAAGGAGTAAGAAATAATGTTACCCATAGCCGCACTATTAAGTATTGGTGAGAAGGTACTGGACAAGGTTCTCCCAGACCCAGAGGCTCGTGCCAAGGCGCAGGCCATGCTCCTAGAAATGCAACAAAAGGGTGAACTTGCCAAACTCCAAGCCGACATGAACGAGCAAGATAACCTGACCAAGCGGGCCGAGGCTGATATGAAGTCGGACTCGTGGCTATCTAAGAACATCCGGCCTATGACGCTGATCTTTATCCTAGTGACCTACACCGTCTTTGGGATGATGAGCGCTTGGGATATTGAGGTTAACAATAACTACGTTGAACTCTTGGGCCAGTGGGGGATGCTAATTATGTCCTTCTACTTCGGAGGACGCACCCTTGAGAAGATCATGGACATGAAGGCAAAGAAAGATGCAACTAACAAATAACTTTTCTCTTGCCGAGATGGTGAAGTCTGATACTGCACTGCGGCATGATATGGACAACACTCCGGGGGAGGCTGAGATTGCTAATCTTAAAACACTCTGTGAAAAGGTATTGCAGCCCGTCCGTGACCACTTCCAAACCGGAGTCAAGGTCAACTCAGGATTTAGGCACCCCGAAGTCAACGCAAAGGTGGGAGGCTCCAAAACGTCCGACCATTGTAAAGGACAAGCCGCTGACATTGAGATTCCCGGTGT